AATAAATCAGCAAGTGCCATAGCAACAGGCTCAATTACTGCAAACACACCATTCATTATCTTTTCAAATGCTTCGGTGATTTTATTTAATTTAGCTTGTCCTTCTTCGGTTCTACTTAATGATTCTTTAAATGCAGCAAATGCACCAACAATAAGAGTTACAGCTCCTAATGCTAATTTAAATCCTAATGAGAATTTATTTAAGTTTTCATTGAATCCTTTAATAGCTCCACCAACTTGTCCAATAGGACCAGGTAATGCAGCTAACTGGTCATCAAACTGACCGGCTTGGAAATTAACTTTATCTTGAGCATCGTTTAACTCATCTAATTTACCTCTTAACTTCTCAAATTCTGCAGTACCCGATTTACCTTCATCGGCAAGTTTTTGTAATTGAACTGTGGTTTCTCTGATTTGTCCTCTGAGTGATTTAAATTTACCACCAGCACCTTCAGCTTCGTTACCTAACTGTCCAACTTGGTCTGCTCCCGTTACTTCGGTTTCAACTACTACATTATATGTGGTTGTGTTGTTATCTGCCATGCCACAAGCGTTTTATTAATTGTTTCATTTGTTTCCAAGTATAAGGAATTTTTCTACTACCTTTAGCAAAATCTACTTCTTTTGATACTCCGTGGTAATCACTAATTACTAAAAGGTCTATTATATTCTTTATCATAGTATTATAACATTTATGGATTAATAACTAATGAACCGTCCAATATAGGTCCTAAAAGTTGTATATTACACTCACCAGTTGATAAGTTATAATCGTTTATAGCACGTAAATGGTAATCATTTCCTCTAAACTGCACGATATCATTTAACTCCATATCAATATAATCTGCTAATGGAATAACCGCAGCCATATTCAATAAACGAGTTCTTGGGTTATATAAAAGGTTTACATAACTACTCCAATATTCAGAATATAAAGAAGCAGTAGGTGATGAACCATATACAGGTTGTTCATTGAAAAATAGTAATGATTTAGAACCTGTTGTTGGAAATTGTGAACCTGATGTTACACTATAATTGTCAAAATAAGGAAATTGATTTACTGGATTTGATGCATTACTTCCATTCTTTACATAAAATGTTTCACAATCTACTTGTCCATTATAATATAATAAACGTGGTTGAACCCTTGATGGTGAATAATTTACATCAGAGATATAAGTTGGTATGTATATTGGTATAATTTGGCTCATAATGTTTTTATTTTAGCAGGAGAAAATACTATTAGTTCCTATTACTCCAGTTACAAAATCAATTTCAGTTATTGTGCTTCCAGGTCCTGTACTAAACCATCTAAATCCAGTTACAGGCGATTGCCCATATTCATCATAGAATAAAGTTTCACCTTGCGTCAATAAACCATCAGAGGTATATACGGCTTCACTAATCGGTGAACTACATGCATAAATTGGATTAGCATTTGAAGTTAATCTTACAGTACCTGCTAAGAATCTAGTAGGTGTAGGATTAATACCTTCTACTGAACCAGATACACCTGTACCTGCTATTTGTAATAATTGTGTAGATGCTACTGCTGTTTTTACTTCAAACTTTCCTTGCGAAAAGAAATTTTCTGTATCAGTATAGTATGCTTTACCAAATTCTCTATTTGCTTCTTTACTGAATTGTTGTGAAATATAATCTTGGTCTAATAAATCGCCAAAGTTTAATTCGTTCACAGCTAAATTGTTTGCTGGAATTACTTCTATCTTTTCATCTAAATTTGCATATTTGTTGAAATCCCATCTTCTACCTTTTGAATACCATTGATTAAAAGGTTCTACAATAAATTCATTTCTTACAGTTTTAGATGGATACATTACCAAATTAAATTTCTTTTGTAATGATGTAAGAAAATCAATTTGTTTAATTCCATTAGTTCCAAATGGCATGTTTAGTGGAATATCCATTATTCTACCATCTGCTGCCTGTTGTACTTTTGTAATTTGTAATTTTGATACCGGCTTACCATCAGGGTCTAATGTGAATGTAAAGTTATTATAAGGTGCTGCAAATATATCTCTCCATTGTATTCCAAAGTAATATGTACCAGGAGCTAATTGAGCTGTATTAAATTCAGTTTCTACCTTATATATTTTATTCTGTCCATTAGCACCTTCGGCAAACATTTCATTTGTATTAGCTTGAAAGTATTGATTAAAGTTTACTAATGTTGTTAGGGATTGTTGTGTTAATGAACCAGTATCTCTAACAATAAATTCAGTAACAGGTCCTCCTAAAGAACCAGATAATTTTACATTTAAAGTTAATATTCCCTTTAATGAAGAACTTACATCTAAAGTATATGATACATTAGTTCCAATTACACCAGAAGGGTCTTTCTCAATATTGTACCAAGGTAAATTAGTTGCTGTATTTTCTGGAACAACTACATCAGTTTGTCCACTTGCAGAGAATGGAGCAAGAGTTGCTACACCAAAATTTTCTAAATTAACTCCAAAATAAAGTGGATAACGAAGTGCTCTATTACAAACCAAATAGACATCATCAAATCCACCATTATCTATAAATGATGATGAATATGTGTAGCCAGCTTGATTAAAGATTGCATCCCAAACTAATTTTGCTTTGATTGATGGTTTAAAATCTTGTACTGTCAATGCACCTTCATTATCATCCATACCAAAGAATGGGTCACCGGATGTGTATCTTAATTTCTGCCCATATTCAGCTAATGGATATACAATTGAACCTGAAAATAATTCTCCAGCCCAACTTGCAGATATATTATTAAATGAGGATGTGTGATTATATACTGATAGAGAATTTAAATCAGTTAAATAATTTCTATTAATTTCTCTAGCAAAAGATGATACTGCACCGAATATAGTAACTTCGTATGAATCAATAAATTTATTTGCGTAAACACTAACTTTGTTTAATTGGAGATAACCTTGTGCTAAATAAACTCCACCGAAATCTAAATAGCAAGGAACTTTAATATTTGTAGCAAAAGTATCTGGAGACTGAACACTAATATCATAAACGTGCTCAAAGAAAGCATTATTCTTTTTGGTTCCTGGTAACGTAATCTGACGAGTAAAATCGGCAGGAATAATACCCAAATCAAATAAGCCTGTAACATTATCTGACAATAATATATCTTCATCTTTGAATAGGTCTAAAATGATATCATTCGCAACCAATTGAAATTCTATACCTTGTGTACTTAATACTCCCATTATAATATAAGTTTATAACCCTGTCCAAAATCAAAATCAAATCCGTATTGGATAACCTTATCTACTACACCAGTTTTAAACGTTACATTATCAGTATTGATTGTAAGAGGTAACAGGTCAGTAGCAGATTTAACCCAATAAATTTCTTCTGAAACTAACAATTGTTTGAATATTTCATTATAAGATTCATCAACCCAATCAGTATTTACCTGAATAGATTGTTTAGAATCTACAATATAATTTAAGTTTGAACTATCGTATTGTGTGTAAGAAAGAGATGCTCCTGTCCACGTTCCTAATTGCGGCTGATAACTTCTCTTTGTTGTTTGGAATGATTGACGATTCACCATATAGAATGAGAAGAAATCAAATTGTCCGTATCTATTCTTCCATTTTATTCTAATGTTTGGATACTTTTGTTTACAAACCACCTCATAGTACACTGGCGTACCCAATGCGGTAGTATTGTTGAATGGTTGGATAGAATACCACTCCGAATTTGTGCTTATCGGGAAACCGTTCGCTTGAGGTGCTAGAGGGTATTGTTGAACTTGTTGTGAAGATGATACACTACCACTTAATGTGAATACAGCGTTTCCTAATGAACCTGAATAAACTAATCGGTTAGGTTGTGTTCCACCGGTTGTTCCAACATACACTCCACCAAATCCTAAATCTTCTGCTAATACTGATTGTGATGCCGGTCCATCTGTCATTAATGGCCAGTGAATAGATTTAGATGTTATTGCCTGTCCTATTGGTTCATCAAATATTGCATATCCATCTAATGCTTTATATACACCACTTTCTAAATGTGAAGATGTTATAAAAACAGAACTTGATTGGTATCTATAATATCCATCAACTTTAAAATATTTTATATTTGAAGGATTACCTTCTACCGATGCAGTTAATGTAGAGTTAAGAATTCTGCCAACATCAAAGATACCAACATTGGAAGCGTTTGGATATTTTACTAATGTGTAATTTGATAATGAACCTGAATTATTAGGTGTTCCATCCCAATAGTATAAATCTAAATAGTATTGAAATGATGCTGATGTGTACACTTCTCCACTCTCCTTCAACGTAAATACCGTTGGAGATTGAACCAAAGAACACGTAGCTGGATATTGATTGTATGATAAAGCCATCTAAATCTTTTATTAATTTAACCTTTTAAGAAGAAAATATATCGGATACTAAATTTGTCCGTATTTTGCAAACGCCTTTTCCAACTTTTTAGTTACTGCTTCTAGGTATTTTTCTATCGGTCCACCATTACCGGCAATTGCTTTATCAACAGCTAATTTAAATCTAGTATCGTTTGCAGCCAATTGTGCGAATGGTCTTGGACCTATTTGAGAGTTTGTACCAGTACCCTGATGTACATATCTACCATATTGTGCTTGTGGTGGTGCATAATTTAGAGATAGGGTGATTGATGGTAATTCAACTTTATCCTTACCTAAACTTGCAGCTTTTGATTCTCTTACGGTTGCCATTTTAGCAGCCGTATTATAAGAACCTATTGAGTTGTAAAGATTACCAGTTTTGTATGGAGCATTTCTGCTATTACTTTTAGCCTGACCCCAACTAGGATACCCATCTATGATATATAGTTGGGCTAATGTTCTATATGAGTTTGCAATATCTTCAACACCTGGAAATGTAAATGCCATAATTAACAATCAGTTTGTACACCTTTGATATCTAGTGGAGTTCCCAATAAGTTCGGATATAAACAAATGTCTTGCTGATTGAATACTTCTAAATCAAATGTACAAACCCAACCTGCTAAAGCATTTGGAAATTCGTTCTTAAATGGTACAGCATTCATAGTAGTTACAATATCAAATGCTTCAGTACCTCTTTGTGTAAATGAAATTAAATCATTTAGTATTGAAAGTGTATTGGCGTGAATATCTACCGTATCATCACTTCCGAAAAACGGCACTTCTTCATAGTTTGTTCTACCAATACTTTCGTTATTCTTTAACTTAACTTTATCGGCAATAGTAAGTTGTACTGTATAATTAACTATTTTATCAACGAATCTAGCATTTGTTATTAACACATTACCCAATGGATATTGTGGAAATTCATCATTATCTAAACCAAAATTATCACCATAAGATACTCTTTGAATACTTGGATGATTCTTCATTATTGTTTTGAAGTAGTTAATTACATTATAGTATAAAACGTAATTAGTACCAATATTATTTACTATTGTTGGCATATTATTATAAATTTAATCCACCAAAATACGCATTACCCATATCAGGATAAATTTGAGTTTGATTACCTACTGATTCGTAGTATTGTGGTATTTGGTTAGAATATGATATTAAATAGTTTTGCAGTCTTGTTGCGTAGTAATCAGCATTGTTCATAGATTTTTGTAAAAGGTAATCTACTTCGTTTTTGCTTACCGATTTTGCGGTTTCAGTTTCATGCTTCACTGCACCTTCACTTTTGAATTGCACCCCGCTAAAAGGGAGATATTCAACCACAGCATACCAAATTAATGTTGGTTTGATGTGTTCGTTCATTAGGTCTTGATAATATACATCTCTTTGTGAGAATGTACCTGCAATTATTTGTGCTTGTAAGTAATCAAATAGAACAGTTCCCAAAAGATTTAGGAGATATTTGTCCTGTGCAGTTCTTACAAAGCTTAATAATCTATCCGCATCAATAGAACCTTGAAGTGGAGTATTTTTGATTATATCGTTTCTTGTTATGAATAAAGCGTATGCCATATCAGTTTATGATTTATATGTTACAAAGTTTTTAGAGAAATTAGGATTACTTCTACTATAATCTGCGAAGTTTTCAGTTTCAATATTCTCATCTATTGCTGATGGATTATCTTCAATCTCAGCAGGATTTTCAGCCTGTTCATTGATATCTTCTTGCACCTGTTCAGTTGTTTGACCAGTTTCTTCTGCAGTTTGTGAAAGAATTACCAATGGAGTTAATTGTTCAAAGTATAATTCAGTATTTTCGTATCCACCTTTATCAAACGCTTCAGCTAAGAAGTTAATGATTAAGTTTTGGAATGGAGTAATCGTCATTGTTTGAAGAATTGAGTAAGCCGTTTTCATTTCTTCTGATTGAGAACTAAATCCATTAGATACAGTTCTGATACCGAATAATAATGGAGATGTTACTCTATGTGCAACTAATATTCTATCTTGTGCGTATTCTGCAACATACTTTGTTTTATCATGCAGATTATCAGTTTGAATAGTTTCAATAGTTGGTTTTCTTTCAGGATCATCATTAAATGAAATCATAAATCTACCAGCATTTCTAGTGCCTGTAAATTTAGCTTCTACTAAATCTTCAATTGTATCTCTTTCTTCCGGTGCTGGAATACCATTGTTCATATTCAACATCACCAAAGGTAAGAAACCATTCTCAATATTGTTTAAGTGTAGATTAGATAATTCAGCTTCTACAAAAGATAATTGTAAAGCAGGAATCCAATCAGGCAATGCATAGTAGTATTTGCCTGGCGAATAGTTTTTAATCCAAAGGATTTCCATTTTATCCTTTGAAGTACCGTACGCAGGTATTTTCTTCTTGTATCTTTGTGCTTTATGGTCACTCCAATCTGTGCAGTAATAGAAGTTTTCAATTTTCGGTTTGTCATACAATTTCTCTGCTCTAAAGTTTTGTACTGGAGAGTGATACATCTTTATAATTTTAGTATGTTCATCATTCCAATAAACTTGGAAAGCAGCATTACCATATAATTTTAAATCAAATGCAACTCTTTTTAATTCTTCTTGTGGTAGTATTTTACCTAATGTTTCAGTAAAGGCTTCATTCTTTGTGTATATACCTTTACCATAGATAAGGTCTGCAATACCTTCCACACACGCTGCATTGGTTGTAGAGTTATTGTACGCATCAGTTACGTTCTGAAAGAAGTCATCAGGTCCAATGATACCAACAGGTACCCATTGATAACGTGTTTTCGTATCTTCAGTAATAACTGGGATTTCTTGTTGTGCCATAGTTACAACCGAAAAGTTTTGATTTAATTTCATATTAGTCTAAAATTATATATTCATTATCTGTCACATTACTTACATAAACATCTTCTAATGGAATTTGATTTACATAG